TGGTAGATATACGGTCTAGTCATCTGGTACGTTGCATTGACTTTACTACGTGTAAGTACGATCGAGTTACCATCAAAAAAAACCAACGGCAGGTATGTATAGTCGGTTTCTTCGTAGGATAGGATCTTACTGCCCATCAACCGGTAACGGCAGATAGTCTCTAACGTTGTCACCCGTGGCTTACCGATGATTGCCGGTATTTGCTCGATATATTGTTCAGCCTCCCATAGCTTTACCATTTCATTATATTTCTTTTGCGTCATTACACGGCCGTCTGCAAGCTGTACGATCTTAGTTCTACGTTTACGTTTCTCGTAGTAGTCGCATACCAATATTATCTTATTGTCTTTAATGTCCTTGTAAGACCATAGGAATTCTTCAAACGCACTGGCATTCTTGACCATCGTGTATTTTATGGTGTGCATATCCACTTTGCCCTTGAATTCCATCTCGAAGTCTTTGTCACTCATAGGGTAGATTTCAAAGCAGTAATTACCGTCCCCCTTGTGAGTATCGCGAGCCAAAGGGTCAAAACCGCATAGTGTAGGGTCAAACACACGGCTTAGGTAGATTTCTTGCGTGAAGCTCATAGGGCTTGAGTAGTCGGTTGTAACCTTGGCAACCGAGAAACCACCTGATAGCGCATCTTTATAAATTTCATAGCTGAATGAGTTTTTATTTGCTTCATAGAGTATATGTCTAAAGTACTGCTCTACCGTGTCGATCGTACCCTGGTCAACCGGGACGCCCTCGCTCGGCGACACATCGATAGACGGCTCATGCTTGGCAAATTCACCGAGCAACCGTGATATGTACGCTTCTAAGATATTAAATTCAATAATCGGCCTGATTTGTTTACGCATCAGCGACTTTTGATTTTCGTTGATCGACTCGTCAAATACGTATCTGCGAAACTCACGAAACCGCTCGTAGTTATCACGGAAATATAAGTATGAAGTCGATACCGTGTCTTTAATCCGTGCTAGATCTTCTTGATCAACCGTATCCACTATCGCCATATAACGCCCTCTCTGCTTGCATGATTGACTTTTGTGTAGATAGTATATTAGCAGATACTTTATCAAATTGTTTAGTGTTATACGATAATGTTTTGTCAATGAGGGCTAAACGTATAGCATCTGTCAATGTATCCATTATATCGTCGTGCCTGTGTGTATCGTTTGCTGTGATCTTGCTGATATGCTCTAGGCATAACTTTTGATGCTTTGCGCCCTCAGTCATTGATACGCGTCCCGATGCAATATAGGGTTGCACCTCGATGAATCTTTGCGTCTTACTGCCACTTGCACGGGTACGCTCTATCTGTCTAATTTGTAATCCGCGCAACTTCTGCAATACTGATACCAGTGTAACGCCCGTTGATTTCTTTTCGATTGCTGCAATCAATGGCGGCGTTGGATGAATCATGCAACCTTGCCAGAATTCTATAAATGCAGGCTCCAGGTCCTTTGGTTCAATGCGCAACTCTTGTGTATCAAGCCAGTGCAAGCCTATTTCACCCGTTTTACGCCCCATGACTTCAATATCATACACACCCCAAAAGCTAAACACCGTTGCATCATTCCAGGACTTGTTAGTCTCTGCCGTATCTGCCGTAATGAATGTCATTAAACATTTAGGCTCTTCATCTAACAATGCTATCCAGTCGGGTTTGAATAATGCGCCGCCTGCTGGAATTGGATCTTGCATATATTGTGACGAGAAAACATAAGGATCGAATTTTTGCTTTATAAGCAATGATTCAAGTGTGTTTACCTCTGGATACATGGCATTGCCTGACGCATCAATGCTTTTTAATATGACCTTTTCCCATTCGTAACCATCATGACCACCAATAAGATACGCTGCTAGATCATCCTCATGTAAACGCTGGCCAATGTACACAAATGGGACTAATGCACTTCGCGCCCTTTGCTGGATTGTTTCTCTGTAGTTCTCTTGTACTGAGGCTCTAATCGTGTCGCTTGCCGCGTCATCCGGTTTAATTGGATCATCAATAATTAGAGCACCAGAAAACCTATCCACCCCAGGAACCCCTGCGTCTAATCCTGTCACGGTTCCTGAACTACCCACAGCCGCAACTGCTCCACCTGCAGTTGTCTGAAAGTATTCTTTTGCTTTCGAATCATGACGAATGTGAACGTCAAACAAATATTTATAATGTGGTAATTGGATCACTCGTTTGATGTTATCAGTATGTTTTGCGGCTAATGCTTTACTATATGAAATATACAAGAAACGCGAATCAGGATATTGAGCCAATGCCCACGATACCCACATACTAACCAGTGTCGACTTACCTGAACCAGGTGATACGTTAATCAGTAATCTTTGTGTGGGAAGCTCTAATCTAAACGCGCGAGTCAATTCCCTGGCAATTGTTATCTGATGAGGCTCGCGTCCTGATGGCTTGCCCACAAGAAAATCTCTTGCTGTTAATAATGGATAAAAGAATTGTGTGAAGCGCAGTAATGAACCGCGCAGTTCAGCGGCTAGTGTTTCTTTGTCGTGGTCTATTAACACGCGTTAATACTCTCTCACGTTTGCTTTGTCTAGTTTGTCACGCAAGGCTTGCAACTCAGCTTTGACTCTATCGTTTTCGCCCTGGAGCTGTTCGATTTCTTTTTTGTCGCCGTAGATTTTAGGAGCTAGTTTGGAGGCGTGCCATTGTCTAGTATTCACATTCAGTTTTTGCCAAGCGACATGACCAGGGTCAACTTTTTCATTGCCGTCTGAATCATGATAAGTGACTTTCATTTGAGCAATTTTAAGCGTACTTTCTGCGTAAATTTGAGCCTGATTGCTCTTTGCTTCCATATATTTCTTGGAAAACTCTAGGTCTCTTATGCGCCATTGATAGATAGTTGAGGGGTTTGGAAAGTCAATGTTATCGTCACAAATTTCGTCTAAACCCCTGTCGGTAGTGGCTATTGCCTCAAGGATTCTATCAGCAAGCTCAGGGGTGTAACTTGTAGGCCGTCCACCAGGATGAGCCACTGCTACTCACTCTCTAACAATGCAGTTTCATGTTTAGCATCTACAGGTTTCCGTTGTCGAGTCACAGTTTTAGTATCGATCTTGTTATCCATAAATCCAACTCCGTTGCATACAGGACAGTTACGAGTCATTCCACCCATTGATTTAACATGTTTACCACCATGACACATACTGCACCTAATATAACTCATGCTTTACCTTCAACGCTTGTATAAAGTCTGCTACTTTGTGCAAGTATGCTTTCACGTCTTGCATGTTGTCAATGTCGCCTGTAAACCGCATATCAATCTCTCAAAGTTATCCACAATTTCTGTGGATAAAAATAAAATCAAGTAATTTATACCACTATACCACAAATAAATTAATTTAAAATATATTGCAAATAGTAGTTGACAACTACCAATAACATTGCTAAAATAACCACACAAAGCAGCAAACGGGCTGTTTTGGAAACTGAACGAACGGAGTACAAACATGAACAAACGCCAATACGAGTACTACACCTACCAAGTAGAACCAATCGAAGTAGCAATCGCAACCGCCCACAACGAAGAACCCGAGCAAACCATAACAGGCTACGCATACCGCATATTTGACGTATACATGAGCGGCGGCGATCATGAATCCTATGATTGGTATGAAACAGCCAACGAAGCCGAGATAGCCGCCGAGGATATGATCGACATCCTAAACGAAGGCCGTGAACCAGATTATGCGTGAACCAGATTATGATATCAGCCCACAGGTTACAGATATGAATGCAACACAAGCAATATGCGACCACCTAGAATCAATCGAAATAGTCCTGGCTGGCCTAACACAGCAATTGAAAGACATACGAAAACAACTAGAATCGGAGCAACAAGAATGCTAGACACAGAAAAAATGCGCCCTTACGCAGAAATAATAGGGAAACTGCACGCAACACAGATAATGCTAAACGAGTTACAGTTTAAAGTGACCGAATTAATGGCTACACAATTGACTCTACCGAGCGAAAGCATAGCAGCTATTGTAAATCATATAAACAAAGAAAAAGGGATCTAACACCATGCTAACCAGAACCAAACGAAGCTACAACCTAGAGCGCGATCTAAAGCAAGAATCCAACCAGATGGTGTTGCAGCACCCACCAGCGAACCACAAAGCGTTGTTTACCTACTCGATGACTGAATTCTTAAAAGAATTTGGCGCCGTCGAAGTCATAAGCCGACGATCGTCAGGACTGGAGGGTAAGCAATGACACCTGAATTGCGAGAGTATCTTTTAATCGTGGAAGACAAACTGCGTTCGCTAATACAAGACATAACCAACATTAGGGCTAGACTCGAACAAGGGGCGCAACCGGTTAATTCACCTGTTCCCGGGGTGTTTCCCGGGTTCTTTTCCACGTTGCCCGGCGCAGATCTAGACTTTCACAGTAACCCGGCAAACATGGGGCGTAATAATGAATGATGACCTAATGAAGTTAAAGGTAAAACTGTTTAATGCGCTAGCTGCCAAGCTAAGTATTGAAGAAACTTCGACTTTAGTGGAGTATTAACCATGTTATCGCTAGAAATGCGTTTACACGATAGGATTTACATTGGGGATGACGTTGTGATCCATTTTAGCAAGCTGCGCACGGATAGTGTCACAGGCGAGTCAGTGATCCGCATAGGCTTTGACGCACCGAAGAACATTATCATTGACAGAGAGTCAATTTACAAAGCTAAACGCAAGGGAGGGTCAAACGATGCCCGTATCAGTCCGACAGTATGAAGTCGTAAAACAGCAAGTAAACAGTTTTAAAGAGCTTGGGTATTTGGCTATATTGGATATACAGCCACAACAGCAAGACGGCGCACCACATGTTGTGCTAGTACGTAGCGATGAACATTACAAGTTTAGCGATCCAGATTGGTTTGTGGTGTCTAGGCAATTGGCTGAACTGTATCGGCATAAGCGTTGTAGTTTGGTTTGATGGCGCCCTGAGTGACGCCTGCTCTAATTGGTTTGATGTTATCTGTTGACACGCTGTTTCTCCTAGTGAGGAATGAATAATTGAAAACAGTGTGGAATTTATCTTGAAAATTAGGCTACGTCATGCCCCCTTCACCGGAAGCTCACGGATTTTCTAAGCTGCCTGCGCGGCAGTGAACAACGCTACCAGCAAGACCGATTTAGCTTTACTTTTCTAAG